AGCAACCACCGTCTGCGTCAGACCGCCCGCCAAGATGGTCGAGATCTTTCCTCCGAGTGCGATGTCCTCCAGAACCGCAAGCGCGTACCGAAGCTGTGTCTTACCACTCACCATGGAGTTGAATTCCCCAAAGTTGAATGACCCGCCCGACGTACCGTTGAGATTCACGCGATCCGCCTGAAGCTGGTACATCCCGCTGACAACGGTCCGCTTAGAACCCTCGATGGTCTTCTGCTCCGCCCCAGAGATGCTCGACTTCTTGACGCCTCGAACCTCGATGCTGGACGCAACGTCGTCGGCGTTCGGGTTGCCCTCGTAGATGGTCTTGGTACCAGAGTGGTAGCGAGTCGTGATGGCGTTGCCCGCAGCATCCCGTCCAATGTCGAGATGCAGGCCACCTTCGAGTGTGAGGTGCACGGAGATGCGATCTGGGTTCGAAGCTCCAATGTAAGCCTTGAGGGCGCCCTCCAGGTTGGCTTCCATAGAGACCTTCTTCGTCCCGCTCGGATAGTCTTCGTTCGACGAGCCAGGGATGTTCAGGTAGAACTTTCCTTGCTTCGAGACGGCAGCTACGAAAGCGTTCTCACCGACGGAACGGGGAGGGCGGATGCGAAAGAAAAACGCGCCGGCCGAGGTAACGGACTCCAAGTCCGGCGTCGTCGGCTGACGATTGACCTCTTCGAGCGTGAATTTCCCAAGCGCTCTGGTCAAAAAGTCTGGGAACAGACGAGGCTTGAGGAGCCGGGCGTACTGGCGTTCACCTCGCGTCGATGTGAGGTCGTTGCCAACGAGAGTTCCTAGAACCCGTTCGATGTACGGAGGGCGACGGTCCATCGTGAAGCCATCGATTTCTTCGATGACCTCCTGGGACAGATCCGAGGTGTGGCTCATCTCCAAGCGGTCTTCGACATAGGCATCGGCAGATCCGTCCGTTGCCTCGATGCTCACACCAGGAGAGCTTGGCGGGTAGTGAACCCTTCGCCCGTTTGAGTACGTGACGGGCGGAAACTCCGTTGTGTCGTTGAAGAGGTCGAGGAGCTTGCCCTCCGTGTTGGAGAACTTGGCCGAAGATCCAACGCCAACCCCAGGTCCGGCCGCCTGAAGTTCGTCCCGCCCAAAGTAGCTGTCCGAAGTCTTCAGGGTCTTCCCGTCCGACTGAAGGATGTCGGGAGGCAGGAACACGCTACCTCTACGGATGGGGCCAGACACACGGCGAATGCCCGCATCGCTCTCCACCCGATGGACGGTCTGACTGACAAACGTCCTCTCTGCATCCCTAAGCTCCAAAGAGTCTCCCGCCCGATTCACCATTCGAACGTCTTTGGTCAACGCCAACTCCGCCCCGGCCGAGGACATACCGCCTACGTCTCCAGGACGGAGCAGCAAACGCTTAAACCGCTGGGTAGGCGAGAACGTTTGGGAGTAGAGAGCGGCTTCGTCCGCGCTGATGTCCGCGGGATCCGTTACCGAGAAGGGATCGAAGCGAAGTCCACTTCGATTGCCCACGGGGAGGTACCCAAGGATTACGGCTTCGAAGAGCTGTTTGTGGACCCTGCGATAGCCAACGATCACCAAGGAATTGACTTCGGGCACACCTCCCCAGAAACTTCGAGGTCCTGCCATCCCTTGAGTCAGATCGATCTCGAATCGATCCCCGCCTCCGGTGATGACACGGAGATCCGCCTTCATGTTCACTTCGTCGACGCGAGTGACCACGGCTACCTTGAGTCCACGCACGTCCGTGGAGTCAACGAAGTCGTTGCCAGGGACGGATCCTTGTTGGTGCCTAGGAACCCGAGACATCGGCATTAGGGCGGAAACTCCTGGTTGATCTGGTTGAGCTTCGCCTGGTTATTCGCGATCTCTCGGTTCTCCTTGTCGATCTCCTGACTGATCCTGACGATCCGATCGCTCGCGCTACCAGAGGGGCTCACGATGACGCCACCCGAAGCCAAAGAGGTCTCCAGATTACGTCTCTCGACCTCCAGGGCCGAGATGTGTGCCTGGCTCCTATTGATCTCCGCTTGAAGGCGAGCCCTTTCAGCATCCGCTTTCAAGTTAGCTCCGAAAGAAGACCAGGCATCGGAGATCCCATCCAAAGCCGCGTCCGCTTGAAGAGCGAGCGCCACAGGATCCCCGCCGAGGGCTCGGTTGGGAGCCGAGTAAGGAGGCCCGAGCGGGCTCAACTCGCTCGGCGGGTCCTCGAACCGAACTCTGCCCGGCGGACGGCTCTGAATCGGAATGAGTTCGCCCCGCAGCTCTTTCTCGAATTGCTGGTGTGGGCCGTCCAAGGAACGGTAGAGAGTGGCAAGGAAATTGTCTACCTTGCTCGCCATCTCATCTCCGGAGACAACAGGATTGACCGCGGGGCCGACCTCGGAGTTCACGTCATTTAACAGGATCGCTCTAATCGCTTGGACTAGTTCCGGAGACGAGTTAGCGATGATGCGATCGATCTCGGCATTGAACTTCTGCTCAAACGTCAGGGTGCTGTCCTGAACCAAAGGATCCGCTTCGGCGATGGCACGAGCTTCTGCCACCGCGGCCTGAGCTTCTGCCACGAGATCTTGATCGGTTTTCGTGGGACGAATCGTTTGGACCTGATAGCCGACATTGATGAAGGTGAGATCAGCTCGACCCGTGACGCACTCACAGTCGGCGTCAACGGTGGAACCCGCAAGAATGTTCTCTCGCACCTTCATCTCCGCCAAAGTGAGGGCTCGCGATAGTTGCGTGGCTTCTACGTTCGGAGGAGCAACGGCCCCTTGCTGTTCTTTGGAATTGAGCGTGGCCGTGGTGACGAAAGTCGTCCCAGTATTCGTGAATTCTGGTTTCTTCGTCTGAGGGTTGATCGCGGCGGCCGTCTGCAAGTCGTCCGGGCCAAGACGAGCGATGGCATCGGCAGGATTTGGGTAAGCGGACGAGACCGCGGTGAGCCCTTGCGACTGAGACTGAAGGGTTTCAAACAATCCACCGGCCAAGGCTAGCTGAACTCCGATATCGACTTGCTGCGTACCGGCTGCGATGAGGGCTCCGTCTCGAAGAGCTACCCCACGTCCGTAGCGATGGTGGCCGATCACCTCGAAGCCACGCTCATCCGATACCGGGCGGATCATCCCGCTCTGCCCGGTGAACCGCACTACGTCCTGGTTGAAGGTGATGTTGGCCGCCGGCAAGAGGAGCATCTCCTGGACGACCTTTGACTGATCGTGGAGGTAGGTGTAGACACCGGCCGAATTGATCCCGTAGCTGTAGCGGTTCGTGAGATGCTTCTCACGAAGCTCGTCCTCCCTCGTGGCCGTATAGCTGAACTGCCCGATGCTGTTGAGCTGCTCCTTGGCCGACTTCTCAACGGCCTTAACCTTGCTTTGAGCGACCCTGGGGTCCTTGGACTTCTTCTGGCCTTCCAGGGAGGAGAGCTGATCGGGCGTTGCCGTGAAGGGCCTCGTGTAGGCCATGACCACGTTCGGGTAGCCGACGATCCGACCCGTCTTCGGATGACGCAAGATCAAAGGCTCGTAAGGATCGTTGTCCCCCGGGGTCTCACTCATGTTCACCGGCGGAATCTGTGCGGCGTCGCCCACGTCAGCCTTGAAGCGCCCGCCGGAGGCTAGTTGGCGAGCCGTGAGCTTGGCCGCATCGCCGGTCGTAGCGATAGTCTGCGGCTCGGCGTTCTTCTCACCCTTGTAACTCGTGAGCTGGAGGGTTCCGATACCGCGAGGGGCTATAAACTTGTTTCGCTTGGCCGTGAGGCTCAAGGTCGTGACCGCCCGGCTGCCGAACGAGATATTGTGGCTGATCCCTTGTACGTACCAAATTTGGTCCTTGTCGTTGGATGCGAGGTAGACGGGGAACCCGAGGCGAAGTTCTGGACGAAGGGGGATGTTGACCGTGCCGCGGAACCGCTTGGAGTTGTAGCGGTCGAGCATGTCGAGGCCCACGTAGAACATGAGCTGAGGACTCGACATGAATTCCGAGTTGTAGGTCTGCGTGCGCCAACCGTACTTCCGGAGCAAGTGGTAGTCGGTGACCGACGTGTACGGCGTCGCCTCCTCGGGCATTCCGTAGTCGACGGTGCCTCCGAAGTTTCCTTGGAGCTGGATCTGAGTCACGACTTCCGCTTCGGAGAGCGAGAGGTCCCAGTCGATGACGTCGATGTCTTGAATCCAGGAGACCGGTTTGTTCGAAAGAACGTCGAGGTTGTAGAAGGGCGGCTTGAAAACGATGTCCCCCGTCACGTCCATGTAGAACTCGAACCCGATGGCTTCCTTCGCAGCGTTCGCAAGCTCTAGCTTGGTCTGGTACTCTGACTGCCAGAAGTTCACCTGGCCCGCCTGACCAAATTGAGTGCGGAAGGCCACGACCTGGGGGTCCGTCGGGTCGAAGTCCATCTGGGCCGTGGCGTTTCCGTTGGCCTGCCGAACGAGCTGGGAAGCAAAGGGTTTGCCGAATTGAGGCTTCTTGTTCTGGTAGGAGGCTTGGATCACATCGCCACGTACAGCCGTCCCTGACGTACCGTAGAGCATGAGGTTCGACCGGATCTTGGCGAACCTCTGGTTCCAGTACTGCATGATGTCGCCGAGAGCCGTCTTGAACGTATTTTGAAACGCCGGGTTCTTCTCGTTGACGAGGCTCGTGAGTGATCCGGTACCGACGACAACGTCACCGAACGCCTGCTGAGCCAAGGTCCAGATCACGTCGTAAGGGTTCATTCCGAAGAAAACGTTGCCGAAAATGCTCCTGCCACCCTGACCCGTCGTCTGTGTGAACGCCGGGTTGATGTTCATCTTGCAAAGCTCCCACCATTTCAAAATATCTGAGCAATTGATGGAAAATGTGTGCTCGCCCCCGGAGAAGGAGTCGCTCACCTCGGTTACGAGGCCCCAAAAGATCGGGTAGTATTGTGGGATGCCTTCGACGAGGTAATAACCCTTCGCAAAGATCTCGACCTCCATCATCGGCGTGATGAGAGGGTTGCCATCGAAATAGAAAGTGTCGACCGAGTGGCGGGGCACACTCAAGTTGATAGAGGCTGTGCCCGGAGGGCTGTCCACATTGAGATCTACCTGGATGCTCGTGATGTAACGGTTCCAGTCGAACCTTCTCCGGCATTTCGGGCAACCCAGGATGTCGGCCTCACCGTTGATG